TATTAGGATAAGCAAACATATGATAGTTTTTAAGATTATCTTTTATAAATTCATTAGGTTTATAACCAACATAACTTACATTAGGTAAAGAACCTGCTTGTGAATATAAATCTTTAAATTTATCATCGTTTTTAGATTTAAAATCATTTCCATATACTTGTGTTGAAGAATATACATCTAAATGAACTAGCTTATTTTTAACAAGTTGCATCGCAGCAAGTAATACATTTAATCCTCGCCACGGCGTTGAAGTATAAATTAATTTAATAGGATCACCTTTATTATAGTTTAAGTTTCCAGGTTCAATTTTATCTATTGCATTCTTAATAACTAAACATCTATCTGTGGGTATATCAAACATCATTCTAAATTTCTCATAAGACCAATGAGAATTAAATACATACCAATCATACTTTTTATGATTGTTTTTATCCTTAAACCAAGGAGCTAAATTAGGTTGATCGTATGAATTTTGTTGCCAAAGAATGTTTGGTTTAGTTGGATGTAATGGTATTTTCTCCGGTACGGATGTAGTTATTTGTACTTGATCTAGTAATTTTTTATCTGCAAATTTCTCAAGTAATTCTACCTGTAATTCTGTTCCGCCCCTAGGGTTCATTTTTTATTCATTACTTTCTGAAATAAATCTAATCCTTTGCTAGATATGGTAATAGACACATCTTTTTGTAAATCTTCTATTGTGTTTTCTTTTAGAAAATCTTCCATTGTTTTATATGTCTTTCCAGTTTTTTTACTTTTTATAATTTCTTCTGTATTAGTTGTATTATCCATTTTCTCCTGTTCTACTTAACAAAGCATAAGAGATTTGTCCAGAGATTACATTTGATGTATTAGCTTGAAATAATAAATAATCTCCTTCTTCTAATACAAGAGCATTATGTACTGCATTATCATGTGAATTTGCTGGAACATTTGTGTGATAAAATTTATAAGTAGTTGAGGCAGATATATCATGAAAAGAATAATCTACTTTATGAGCACTATTGTCATCATTAGCAACAGATATTTCTTTTATAATAGCAACGGTAGAAGTGCTGATAGTTAAAACAGTTGTTGAAGCTGTTGTAGTTAAATCATACCCTTGATTTTTATAATTGATAGCCATTATTCTGTAGGTCCACTAAATATAAACCAATTAAATGCTTCCATCTCATCTTTTAAATCTTTTTGAAAAGAAAAGTTTAATTGATCTTTAATTGTATTAAGTGCTTCAAGTATTTGTCTTTGATTAGAAACATCATACTCTGGTGATGGTTCTGGTATATATGCAGTTATCTTTGCCATTATCTTCTTCCTCCTGCTTCAATATCTAATCTTAAAGTTCCGTATCTCCAAGATTGATCTATTGCATCATTTTCAATTTTTAAACTCACTTGTCTTCCTCTTACACGTGTATCTACTTTATCAGTAGATGATGTAATAGTAAAGGGACCGGTAATACTTGGTGGTGTTGTAGAAGGCGTTGAATCAGAGTTTGCCGGATAATCTCTAAAGAATAAAGTAACTATTGCATTTCCTTCTAAATTTTTAAAGTCTGGTATAAATCTTTTAACTCTCATTATTAATTGACCATCTCCACCTAATCCTTGTTCAGATATATCATAGTCTCCAGATCTAATAAAAGCAGCTATAGTTGTTTTATTGCCTGCTGAATCTACTTCATTAAATCCACTTTCTTGTTCCCAATATTTAGTAGATCCAGGTGTAGCCGTTACACCATTGATGATTGGAAATGTAGGTGCAACACCTACAATATATTGTGTGGCATAAGGTAAATCAAAAGTATCAGAGTCTTGATAAGTTGTTCTAGCTAAAGATCCGGTAACCCATGTATTTTCTAAATAGTTATATACAACGTTTCTATCTATTTGTGTTTGTCCTGCTTTTGGATAAAACCAACCTACTTCATTATATAATGAATTAGTAAATGCATAAACAATTTCACCAGCATTATAGTTAATTCCTAAATTGTCTTGACCAATATCTGTAAATACAAAGTCTTCTACAAGCGACGGTAATTGTTTTACTGTTCCATCATAGACAAAAAATCCACCAGAAGCACCCATCCAAAATACAGCACCCTGTGCAAATGCCATTGCATGTTGACCAATACATCCACAATTTGTTCCAACCTGTCTAACAGAAAATGTAAAAGGAGGCCCTACAAATTGAATAACGTATGCAGCCTGATCTGTTAATACAAAAATATAATCTTTACCCTGTATTGCTCCTCGAATCTCGTTACCCGTATCTAGTCTAAAAGTACCCGCAGTGTTTGTAACCGTTGGATTCCAAGTATTAATATCTTCTTGATTTGAAAATCTTATAAACATTGGATCTTGAGTAGAGGGTGTTCCAATAGTTGTTTCAGTACCGAGTGCAAATAAATGTCTATCTCTGTCTGATACAATTGTCATAATAGATGACGTTGGAGCGTTTGCAACAACTGTAGCTCTTGTTTGAAGAGCAGTTGATCCTACAGGACTCCAAGTAAATATTCCACCATTCTTGACTGTAGCAACAAGTATCTGGCCAAAGTTATCGAGCGACCAGGAGGCAGCGGCGAGTACTGTTGCAACTGTATTAGATTCTAAACCCCAATTAACCCAATTTGAAGCATTTGTTACAATAGCGTTATCTAAATGTGATGCTGCAGTTGTTCCATTAACACCTCTTACACAACCTGTAAAAGTAGTTCCAGTTAAACTTGTATAAGTAATTAATTCAGAATCAATATCTATTGTTCCAGTGGCTGGAAAACCTGTTGTTGAATCAACTGTAATTGTTGTGGCTGAATTATTTAATGATCCATTTAATTGATTTGTAATTGATGTTGGAATTGATCCACCCCAATAACCTGTTCCCCAACCATAAGCTGAAGTTTGAGTAGTAGGTCCTACAAAAATATAAGGAGTTGTAGTAATAGTTCCACCCGCTGTAACTCCTGTTCCAGTTTCTATAACAGGCATAGTAACTGTAAAAGTAGCTGATGTGGGAACGGATAAAACTTCAAAAGTATTAGTTGTAAAATCTGCTGATGTATAACTTGTTGTAGTAGGTCCTGGAGTTGTGACACTTGTAAATATAATGTAGTCTCCAACTTCTAATCCATGTGCTGTTTTATTAATGGTAACTGTTGCAGAGCCAGTTGTTGAAGTATAAGTGCAAGATGTAAGAGCAGTGCCAAGAGGTGTAATGTCATAAAAAGTACCCTCATAATAAATAACTAATAATTTTGAAGTTCCTATTGCTGCATATTTTTTACCATCTAATGCAGTCCAAGTGTGTTGATCGCGCGCAGGACCTGCTAGTGTTGAAGATAATAACTGTTCAAATCCACCTATTTTCTCTGGTTCTCCGTATCTAAATCTTACAAAATCACCATCAATCCATTGCCCTTCGGCTCCGGTTGCTGTTTGTTGTTTATTAAATCCAGGCTTAAATTGTATTTTCTGTAATGGCATAAGAAGTCTCTATACCACCAAATCTATTGATTTACACTATTTTAGTGAATGGTGGTAATCCTAACAGAGGTCTTTTATCATATAAATTGGAATCTGCAAACTGTCCATTTACATGATTATAATGTAAGAAAACTTGAGCACAAGTATTGCCTGTAAATTTTTCTCTCCAATGTTCTAATTCACATCCAGAATATACTAACATATCACCCGGTTCCAGATCCACTTTAATTCCTTTTGGAGCATCTGGTTTCATTATATTCTTATATTCATCAATTACATTATTACTTCCTGTTGTATCTAAATAGATGGCCCAAGGATCCCCACCTAGATTTAATGTTGTAGATATCTCACAAGATGGTCTATCTTTATGTCTTTTTAAAATAGAACCTTTTTCATAGATCCTTGCATAAGAATAAGTTGGTATTAAATTAAGACCTGTCTCTTTCACCATAATAGGCATAACTTTCATAAGTAATGTTTCCATTACAAAGTCAGCATAATGAGAATATACATTTGGAACCTGTTGATCTTTCCAAGTACCTAGCATCCCGTTTTCAGCTACTAGATTATTTGAATACATAAAGTGAACAGCATCTCGTTTAAGTAAAAAATAATTATATATAAAATTAGCAAGATCATAAGATACTGCTTTTTTAATCACTTGATATTTGTTCTGGGCGAAACTCATAGATTATTCTCCTTTAATAGATTATTTACTTCATTTATATTCTGACCATAAACTTTTAACATATTCTCATCATAAATAAAGTCTGGTTTTTCAAAAGGATGATGTTTTAGTGTAAGAACATTAACAACTTGCATGAATTTAGCTTCATGTGCATCTATTGGTTTATAGCATAATGTAGCATCATACTGTTGACGTTGTATTTCTAAAAATCTATTAGTTCCAGTTTGGATTAAATTATCATCAAATGGACTTAAAACAATTGGGCATAATAAACCAAGTTTTTCCATTTGACCTTTGACTCTATTAATAGATCTTTCTATTGGTTTATGAACTAAACTTAAATCTTTAAGTTCTTTTAATATAAGTCTATTTTTAAATAATTGATATTGTGGATGAGCTATTTTCATAGATCTATTTTGGTCATGTTATAGATGTTAAACCATTCATTTGCATATTCTGTGTTTTTATAGTCTTTAAAATAAGGTCCACCTTCTGTAAAATGAACATTATGTACATCTTTTTTATAAGGATATTCACCCACTAACCAATTCCATTCA